AAGGCTGGATAGGATAGCAAGCTCGATAATGAACCCTCTACCAACTTAGCATGTAAGGTCTGTATGTCTATGTTATTAATTTTCATCAGTCACTTGTCATTAATAAAATATTCCTGTTAAGTCTTTTCTCTTTCGATTTTGTCCTAATATTTCTTCTAAGAATACATACCTTGTGGCATCAATTGCGTGGTTAAAGGCGTCAATGGGTACATTGAGGAAAGCGCCACTTTTATCTTGTGCATAGGTGTAATTCTTAAACTCTTTGATAATGTTCTCACTCCTTTGGGTGATACATATTTCATACTCTAACATCTTGGTAAGCCCTTCCATAACCGAGCCTTGTCCTTTGGTTACTGCGGTGATGTTATAGCCTGCATTCTTTATTTCCTTCACTAATCGAGGGTCAGCACTCTCGGATATAATCTTATAGGAACGGTGCTGCTGAAGGGCTTGGATAATATCGCTGGTGAGCATTTGCATTTGATAGCATATTTCATCAATATATACCTTATCGTCTAAAAAAGCTACCTCCACGATAGCGGTAGGGTCGTGAGTAAAACCAAAGTCAAGACCTAAGTAACGTTTCTTTGCCCAAATAGGTATATCCTCCACAATGGTAACTTTTTCAAAGATAAGCCCCTCAATCATTGCCTGCTGTCCTAATCCATATACCTGCCACAAGGAGCGGTTTTTGTGCTGCAAACTCTCTATCTCGTCAATAATCGTTTGCTCTAAGAATGGGTTATCCTTATAGGTGGATATAAAGTGATAGGTACGAGGGTCTTTATTCAGCTCACAAAGCCAATGGTCGTCAGAGAAGGAGGGGTTATAATCCACAATAGAGAATTGAGTGGTACGCATTTTCAGCTGTTGGAACTCGATAAACTTGAGTTCGTTGGCTTCATTTACATACAATACATCACGCTTGCGCCCTCGGAGCTTTTGCTCGCTGTCTGTGGAAAAGAACTCCACCCATGAACCATTGGCAAAGGTGTATATCATTTCAGACTTATTGATACTATCTTCATCGAATACATTTAGCTTGTACAATATCTCCTTGAAATCAACAAATACAGACCCCTTGAGAGCGGGCAAGGTGGCACGGACAATCGAAAGGCGTGTCTTAGGGTGCGATAAGCAATAGACAATAAGCCAAATCAGGATATTATAGGTTTTGGAACTACGGCTACTACCTTGCGCCGATACAGTAGTATATCCTTGCTTAATTGCATTATCTACTTTCGTATATATGTTAGTTGTCTGTATTATCATCGGTTCGTACTTGTTCTCGCTTGTCTATTACTTCAATGGTGATCCCTTGAGATAGCGGGCTGCCAGCGGTGGTTACATCTATATTTTCGCCAAATCCTTCTTTACGACCTAACGTACTCATTAGATAACGAACCATTTGACCATCTGGGCGCTCTTCCCATCCTACTATTTTTTTGTTTTCATCCAAGATAGGAATACCTCGAGCTAACACCCTTGATGTAGCGATACACTCGTCTAATATCCTTCCTCTTTGGTCGTCTATCACATCTTGAAAGCTCGGATCCTCCTTCGCCCATTGATATACTGTCGTACGGCTTACCTTGAAAGTTTTTGCTATTGTGGATATATTCCCGCCTGATTTCTCTGCTATTTCTGCAAATTTTTTTAAGCTTGGTTTATTTGTATTAGGTTTCATAATAGATTGTTCAAAGTGTTAAATTATTCTATCATATTAAGGACAGCTTCACCCTTAGCAAAACGTTCGTCGGGATCTATTCCTATAATCTCACAAAAAGCCGATTTGGCTTCGTAGGTGGAAAAGGAAAGAGTGATAAAAGCGTCTTCATTTTTTTGTTTCTCTATAGCTTTTTCTTTTACTTGCTGCTTCATTTGTTTGACCTGTTCCTTTTTCTCTTCGTATGTAGCTTCTTCCTCTTGTGAGGTGATAAGGTCTTCATACGTTTCTACTTGTGGGATATAGTCGTTTACATCAACTACAAAATGAGAAAGCTCATTTATATCGTAGTCGCTTAGTCCTAAGTTAGTGTAATCTATATCATTAATATATTCAGCCACAAGGGAATAATCAGCACGGGTGTTGCCAAGTGCTTCGTATGTAAGTTGTTCTTTTTCTGTTTTTATATCAAATGCAACGGCTTCTACTTTTACTTGGTAATCAGTTTCAGGAGTGCCGTCATATTTGTAGTATATATCCATGGCTTTGATACGACGATGTCCGTCTATAAGGTTGCCTGTTACCTTATTCCACTTTATGCCTCCGTTGAACCCTACCTTTTTGAGGTTAGCAAGCTGATTTTTGATTTCCTTGTCAGTGTGTCTTTTAGGGTTGTAAGGATTTAGGTTGATTTGGGAACGGTTTATGGTGATAGTTTCAGATTGTTTTAGCTCTTTCATAGTCGTATTCGTATAGTTTGCGTTCTACTAATGGAAATTCAGCTATTACCTTTTTCAGATCATTAGGGAAATGATTACGAAGGAATAGCAAATAGTTAAGGTCATTTATGTCTGTACCTGATGATTGGCTATTGCCATACTTTTCGGGAGTGATGAGTTTTTCCGCTTTGATGTATTCTATTATGTCATTATTCTTGTAAGTGGAAAGCGGATATACTTTTTTGTTCTTTTCATTGATAGCCTGCTCCTGATAAGTACGAAGCATTACACGCCTATTCATACTATCAGATTGCTTGAAACCGAAAAAAGCCCACTCTATAGCTGTTTTTTCACGTATATTATCAGTAAGCTCTGCAAGGTTATAAAGGCGTTGTTTTTCATTTTGTCTGTGTCCCAAGTGTCCTGTTTTTATGTAAGAGAATACCGCAAAGTGAGGTATTTGGATAATTCTTGCTTTTGGGTATTTCTTATTGATGTAGTGCATATAACGAGCAATATGCTCAAGGTCTTTCACTACGTACATAAATACACAGGTTATTTGGTCAAAGTGAGGGTGTAGCAAGTGTAACAAGGCAATACTATCTTTGCCACTCATAGAGTGAAATAGTATCACCTTGTTGGTTTTTTGAGCGATTTGCTCGATGACTTGCTGAGCGCTGTTAAGCATAGGTTAAAGATTATCTGTTTTTGATTTGCTTTTTCTTTTTCCTTGCGCTTCCTAACGCTCTTTCAGCTCGTTTTCTTGCACTGTCTTGCGCCCTTGCTCTACCTGCGTGATAATCAGCTTTGGTCTTATAGTATTCTTTTTTACCACCACTGACACGCACTGCATAAAATTCACCCATAACTAAAAAGGTTTAGAGATTAAACAATAAATAAAGGTCTGTAAGATGTTACACTTACAGACCTTTATTAGGTTGAAATTACTAATTGTATTATTTATGAGATAAGCCCCTTATGAGATACTATATCAGCAAGACCTAAACCATAAAACATGGGTATTTCTTCTTCTGTTAGGTCCTTATACTGCTGCCATTCGTTATCAAGATCGTGAAAATCGTAATCTTCATTCAGCACCTCAATATCTTCTTTTGTCATTTGATAGACTGCTATATCTAATACCTCTACAATAAGTTCCCATGTTTTGTTGTAATTAGTGAAATAGATATAAGCAGTATCTTTAAGCGTGTCTTCAATAGTCATTGAACCGTTGGGGTTTTCGAGGTCTTTCTGATATTCTTTGTATAGTTTTTTATCAATGAATAAATCATTGTACTTTTCAGAAAAAGCTCGTATTTCTACTTTCTTTTTACCCTTGAGTATATCAAGGGCATTTTCTTTTTTCATTATAAGGTGGTATGCCTCTACTGGTTTGCCATTTACTTCTATTGTCATTTTTTAATGTTTTAGATTAAGGTTGTAAGTGTTTCACTATTTCAAAGACCCTGTATATACCCTTGGTATATAGGGCAAAGGTACGATATAGGCCGCAAAGAGCTGTTATGCTCGTTTGTATAAAATTTGTTTTTTCTTTGAATATTTTTTGTTCTGATACCTTTGCAAAGGTACGAAAATAATTTTAACCGCTTCAAAAATAAAGGGCTTTTTTATGCTACGTCTAAGATGTTAAATTTATAGAATGAACGCCATTCATTTTTGACAGTATCAAAGTAGGTAAAAAGGTTCTCATTAGGTTTGCGGTTGGTTGTGGTAGGGGGTGTATTTGCCAAAGTGCCAAAAGCTTGACGTATTGAGCCGTCTAATTTCTTGTAGTGAAATTCTACTATCTGGCTTTTCATTTTTGCCTTGAGCTTGATATTTGCCCACGCTTTTTTTAAGCACTCTGAAAAGGTGTAACCTGTTTGCTTGAAGAACTGCCATGCAAGGCAAAAGACTGTTT